TTATGCAATACGGCCCACATACAAAAGGATATAAAAACTCATGAAACTTAATTTAGATTTACCAAGAGAAAGGTGGGAATTTATTAAAAGTAAATTAGAACCACATAAAAATGATTCTGAGACAGTTACTTTGTTTTGTCATGCTATAGAAGCCTTTGATTTTGAAGAATCTTACCCTTCAAAAATTTTTCAATGCTTGTCAGCAAGTGGTAGCAATCCTTTCAAGTTTCCTGATGTAAAAACTCTTAACTCTTGTAATGGTGGTGCAGGTTTAATTAAACAAGCAGCACAAGCTGGCTTTTCATGGCCTTCTTTATCTGAACCGTATTACCAATTTTTACTTGATAATTTTAAAATGATAAAAAAATGACAACAGGATCAACCCAAATTTCAAACGAAAAATACCATGCTGATGATGCGATCTCTGCATCTATGCAAAAAATAATGGTAAAACATGGCCCAAAGGCTTATTGGAACTCTTTTTTAAATCCCGAAAGGCCAGAACATAAACCAACAAGTGCGATGCTTCTGGGAACATTAACCCATTGTGCGGTTTTAGAACCTGATGAACTGACAAAAAGATTTGTTGCAGTATCATCAAGAACAACCAAAAAAGGTAAGGAGGAGGCAAAAGAAGCTGAAGAAAAGGGCATGACTGCCGTTACAGAATCTGATATGGCAAATGCCATCAAGATGAGAGATGCTGTCTTTTCAGAACCTCATGCAAAAAAGTTATTAAGTTTTGGTATTGCAGAAAAATCTTACTGGTGGGAAGATACCACCTCTGGTTTGACCTGTAAGTGCAGACCTGACTGGTTGAATAAAGAAACTATTGTAGATTTAAAAACCAGTAGAACAGGAGCAAACCCCAGAGATTTTGCGAAGGCAGTAGCAAATTTTTCCTACCATTTGCAAAATGCACATTATCTCAATGGGATTCCATCAGCTAAGAGATTTATCTTTCTTGTGGTGCAATCTGAATATCCATTTGATGTTGGTTTATGGGAGTTAGATGATGATGCATTGCAAGAAGGGCAAAAACTGTCTAGAGAAGCTTTAGATAAAATTGCCGAATGCCGCCTGCTCGATGATTGGCCGAGTTGGTGTAAAACAGGAGTTCAATCTTTATCCCTGCCCCGATGGGCATTTTCAACCCCTTTAGAAAAATGAGTTTTAATGAAGAGCAGAAAAAACTGCTAAATCAAAAAATTAACAAAGACAATGTATCCTTCAGAAGTGGTGGAGGTGGTCAACAATTAGCTTATGTTGAAAGTTGGCACGTTATAAAAGAAGCAAACCGCATCTTTGGTTTTGACGGCTGGAGTTCTGAAACATTAGAGACATCTTTAGTTTCTGAAGATTCCAAGTGTGTTTCTTACATTGCAAAGGTAAGAATTACCGTTGGAAATGTTATTAGAGAGGGAACAGGTGCTGGTCATGGCCGCATGGGTGGAATTGGCGATAAGCACGAATCAGCAATTAAAGAAGCAGAGAGTGATGCAAGAAAACGCTGCCTTATGCAGTTTGGAGATTCCTTTGGCCTGTCTTTATACGATAAGGACAAGGCATGGTTAAGACCTGACGATAGTAAATCAACTATCTCAAGTAATCAACCAATAGATAGATCCGAAAGTGATAAGTTCATCAAAGAATGTGAAGCCTTTATTAATAAACCAGGCAATAAAGACAAACTCGGTTTGTTAAAGAAAAACATTTCAAAACGATATGAAACTAATGCTATTAGTGAAAATCAAAGAGATGGATTACTGACACTTATTCTAGAGAAGGAGGACGCATGAATGAACTAATCACATCAGATCAATTAGCTGAAGAGCTTGGTGTAAAACCTCAAACTGTGCGACTTTGGAGAACCAAAACTCGCAAAGGTCACCCCAGTGGCCCAAAATGGACTGTCATTCTTAATAACACTATTCGGTACAACCGATTAGATATTGAGGATTGGCAGAACAAAACTAACAACCCTGACTAATTAAATTATTATGTTAAGCATTACAGCCGTTGGCAACCTAGCCTCAGATCCAGTACAGAAGGAAACTTCTCAGGGAACTAAGGTAACAAATTTTAGACTACTAACAGACATCCAGGATGTAACTGTTCAAATTGATTGCACTGTATGGGGCAATCGAGGAGATGTTGTCATGGACTATATAAAGAAAGGCAATCAGATTACCGTTACAGGATCTGGCAACCTAAATACTTTTGAGAAAAGAGATGGCAGCGCTGGAGCATCCATTCAGGTAAGAGTAAATGATTTTACATTACCTGTAAAAAGTAGAAACTCAGAAGCAATCCCAGCCTAAGTTATTGGGGCATTAAAGTAGTTCACAAAAAGCCACCTTAACCACAGCTAACACTCCCTAGTTAAGACTGAATTTTTTGTTCAATAATCACCTTATGTAAGTCCCCTTTTTTATACACCATGATAAAAAGAAACAAACACGGCCAACCTCTAAATCCATACAGTGGTCAGGTTTACTACGATGACCGAGACCATACAACATATGAGTGGTTTCCTTATTCTAAAACCCCTAACGATGGAGTATGGATGGAAATAGATTGGAACCATAAAAGATTGCCATGACAACAGCCGAAAAAATAGCCGCAGCAAAAAAAAGAGTTGCTGAATTAAAACTTCTTATAAAATTATGGAGCAAAAAATAATGAGCAGACCAAAAAAACCGATAGATAAAACAAAAGTTTTCGATGTACCCATGACTTATGAGTTATGCGAAACTATTTGCTTCGCAATAAGTTTGGGCAGAATGAAAGCTATCGACACAAACAGATTTGATTTAGATGATCAATTTGGTGAAGTTTATTTAAAATTTATCGACACCTACCGCAAGGCATATAAATGAAAAATAAAGACCTGATAAAAAATTATTATGACCAGCTTGCAGAACTACAAAGGCAATACTGGTTTGAAAATATGGAAATTAAAGAATATTGTGTCAGATATGATGCTATAAATAAAAGGATAACAGAATTAGAAAATGAGTGAGTCAAAAAAGCTAAGAGCGTTAAAAGAGATTAGACGTAAAAATTTAGAAAAAAATTTATTAGATGTCCAGTTAAAAGGACAAGATCATTATGTGTTTATTAATGAAAGAAATAAAGCTCAGGTTGTAAATAAAGACGGTGCATGGGTAACTGAACACATCAGAACATCAATCTTGAAGTTTAATTTTGAAATTGATAAGATCCAAAAACTATTGGTGAAAGATTTTACAGCTGAAGAACTTAAGGAATACGAAAGAAGCGTTTCATAAATCCTTTTTTATTTTCTCTTACCTTATGTGTAGCAGAAAAAGCCTCAAGTTCTACAAGACGGCCAAGTAAAGATGCAAGAAATACATCCTGTTTCATCTGATGCCTTATTAAATGAGTGCAATACCGTTTGATGCTGTAGATATCATCAGAGGCCAAGATATCACGACATCTTTGTTCTACTGACAGTTCAAGCTCTAATGGAGCATCGTCTATTTCGATATTAAGAAACTTTCTTTTCATTTTGTTGGGAATAATTGTCTTTCTAGAATATCTACCGCACGATCATCAAGATTATTTGAGGTCTGCTTACAAATTGCTCTCAATAAGTCAACCACTAATCTCTTGCAAGTTGTCGTTGTGAGGAAGCGTAATAATATAGGTTTTAGAATTTTGACCATAATTTGTCTGTTTTTTCAAACATAGCAGAAATTATTGAATCTTGCCTTCTAACCTACTAACCGCCTGTGATAGCTTATTTAATCTGTTATAAATATCTATTATAGTTTTTTCTCTTCTGTTGCTCATATTAGATAAAACCATAACAAAAGCGGTAGCTGCTGCTCCTATTAAGGCTGCATATATCTCAGGCATTGATTTAAGCTATATTTATGTATAGTATGACTAATAAACCCCAGTTATGGCAGAGAAACCGAAAGAACCAAAACAATTAGAAGATGACAAGCCTGAGTATCAAGAAAAGATTATTTTTCTGACCTCTACAGTTTTTCAATCAATTATTGTTGCTTGGTGCTTACTCGTTTTGTCTCTTGGATACGTCAAGCTCCCGAATCGAATGTTTGGTGTAGATTTACCTGACCAACCTAGAATTGACAATACATTTTGTGCTGCTTTATTAGGCAATATTTTGGCTGGGTGGGGCATAAGTGTTGGGGCAGGGGGAGGAGCTAAAAAGAAAAAGAAAGAAGAAGCAGAAAATGGTGTTAATCTTAACAACTCTGAGGGCTATCAAACAATTATCATAAAACAACCTATTGAACTAATCACACAAAAGCCTAATGTTACTAAGGCTGACCGCACTCCTCCAAAACAATGAAAAAACTAATTGCACTTTTATTTTTGTTTAGTCCTTCTGTAGCACTAGCAGACATTACTTCAAAATTTACATCGAGCGTCAGTGTAAAAGTAGATGCTGCTATGTCACAGGCCACACGGATTGGTGCGTCTTATAGTGCCTCTGGCAGCAATATCGGAACAAGTGATACAAACGATCAGATTGGAGGTTTAACCGTAAGTAATGGTACAGTCACTCTAAATGCTGGAGATTATTCCATAAATGGATGCGGAGAAACCCCTGCAAATTGTGCAAGTACATGGTCATTATCTGAATCATATACAGCAGCAGATACAATTCCATCCAATAATGGGACAGAAAATACAACAATTACAGCTGGGACAGTTCCTAATTTCGGGAGTGTAATTTCAACTGTAGCTGGAAGTGGAGATGGTTTTGCAGGCTCTATTACATCAGGTCATGGGATTACAGGATTACATGAAGGAGATGCAGGTTCTACAGTTACTGGTCAATTTGTAACGGAGCTAACTATAAGATGATTTATGAAAAAACTTTTACTGCTAGTTTTTTTATATGCTTTACCGCTTAATGCTCAACCTATTGTCCCTGCCTTTACTACAGGGACAGTTTCAAGCACCACAAATACCAGTACCTCTATCTCAGAAACCATTACCTCAACTGATTATCACGGTAATTCTTATGAGTACACTGTTACTGGATTGGGTGTCTCAACCGATGGATCAGTCGCCCCAAATACAACAAATGTTAATGGGACAGTAGGTGGTCAAAGTTATACATGGACAGGGTTAGATCTATCAAACGAAAACAAACCAGTATTCAGTCTGACAAATCCAGATTCTGGAAACGCATTTCAATACACGGAAACCTACCGTGGTCCTGGAGGGGTTTCAAACGTCACCGTGATCCAGCGCAATATAGAGTCAACAAGTGTAGTTACAAGTACCTCAGTGTTCTCTCAGTAATTCTGCTATCTCCCACGCAGGTTTTAGCTAATGCTGTTTCACAGTCAAATAGTGGAAGTGTTACGAACATGGCAATCCAGTCGCTCACTGGTAATATGACAACTAATCAATATGGAGGAAATATTGTATGCCAAGGGCCGACACTTACGATTAGCCCATTTACTACATTTGGAGCGAACTACCTCAAGCCTTATCGGGATTATTATGAAACACCCTTTTATGATCCAACAGATGCAAATGATGATGGTGTTCCAGACAATCCAGGCAAGGTACTTTTCAATCAAAAAAACTATTCAGGAACAAACAAAGATAGTTATGCTTTGAATTTTGGAATATCTGCAACATTTAGTATTCCGTTAGATCGTGGTTTACAGAATCAATGCAAATCTGCTGCTGATACGCAGATTTCTATACAAAAACAAGTGTTGGAGAACAAAAGACTAGATTGGCAGATCGCAAGGATTCGAGAATGTGGAAAATTAAAACAGGAAGGGATAATGCTAACTACGGATAGTCCTTTTTTTAATATCTGTAAAGATGTTTATTTAGTGCCAAAGGCTAATCAAGTTATCCCACATACTCACAAATTAAAGTAGACAAGTCACGGGCTGTGGTAAGACTTGTCTAAAGTAGCAAAGGCTCTTTGTATCGGCAGAGCTCAAAAGAGTGTACATACAACTTCCTTTGCTAAGTAAGCAAAAGCTCGCCCTTAACTAGGGAGTTTTGTGCTGTGGTTAAGAGTTCTTTTGCTTAATATCTATTCTACCTTATCTTTCTTCTTTGTAAAACGTCCAACTAATTTTTTTACAAGAGGCTTAATAACTGACAGTAATAATGGTGAACTCGCAGCAATGAGTCCAATAGCAGTAGTACTAACAACAGTAGAAACTGGAGGTAGATATTGAGAGATGAACGGCACTGATTCATAAACTTCATAGCATTTAAGCCCATCATCCGATCTGCGATGAGATACGACAATCTCTAATTTAAGTTCTGAAGCATATTGACCTACTCTTAAATTATCATCTCCAGGACAATCTACTAATTGAATTTTTTTCTTTTCTTCTTTTTGTTTTGGTAGTTGAGGCTGTTCATATTTTGGCTCTTCAATTTTTTGTGCAGGTTTTTGTTCTTTTTTCTGTTCTACAATTTCTAAATTCTTTGGATTGTAATTAATTGGAACATAAGATGGTATTTGATAACCTGCAGGACAAGAATAAGACGTGCCATTTACATCATCTTCAACAATTGCGGTGTTAGTAGGTCTTATATCACGATGCGTTTTTACACATCCTGGTAAATTTATATTTGGTAAGGGAACATCTAAAGAAGTTGAGGTTGATGGTACAAAAGTTGGAATATTTATAGATTGTATTTCTGTTATTACAATTTCTTGTATTTCAATCGAAGGCATCTCTTCTCTTTAAGGCTTCAACATCTGAATAACATTTGGGACAGGTTAAATTAGTCCGCACAGAATATTCTTCATATAACATTGGATGCATACTTTCATCAATATCCATACTGTCAGCAATTAGTAATTCTGTATTACAGTAGAAACAGTTCACTTCAACTTAGGTAACTGCATTGATGGCCCAGTAACATCAGGTATTTCTGCATCAAGAATATCTGGCATGAGTCCTTGTACTTGTTTTAATACTCGATTCATTAATTTGTCTTGAAATTGATTTGAGGTAACATACTTGTAGCCAAAGTAAGATGCACCTAAAGTGCTGGTTATAAGTACAAATGAAGCTATACTTAAAATGTTAGAAATTTTTTGAAACATATGTGGAAAGATGCGTTTGCTAAAGCATTAATTCCCGTAACATGGGGAGTTCTTGCTTTAATAATAGGTTTAAGCCCACTATACCTAATAGGTGGGATAATGACTAGACAGATGCACGAATCTAAGCGTTAGGATCTTTTGGATATTGTGTCATATTTGGAGTTCCATCTTCTTTAGAACCATAAAGAGTCACTAGAGCTGCGGTATCTTTGCAGTTCGTAATTTCTGTTTTGCGTGTTGTATAGGCTGTGCGTATTGCATCCCTATATGTGACTACAGCAGAATCTAATGCAGTACCTTTTTCAGCTTTTCTTACAACTTGCCAATCATATTGATTTAACAAACTTTTAGCTATTTCTTTTTCTTTTGCTTTTAATACTGATTTAACACCTTGATTAACTATCTGATTGCCATCTTTGTCTTTAATTAAATTGCCATCTTTATCTTTTGCATCTACATCATCTAGTGCTTTTGCAGTGCCATCACCCCAATAAAAACGTGAATCGTATGTTTTTGGATCATCAACCTCAGTAATACCAAGATCTTTTTTCTCTTGTGCTGTTGATAATCTTAACCAGTTAGCAGGGTAGTTTATATCGTTGTGACTAAATGCCACATCAACAGCTAAAGGTTTTCCGTCTAATTTAAAAGCCATAGTTTTATTTTATTATATACTCGTTTATCTAGCACGAGCGTACCTAAATGGAGATTCTGCAAATGCTAAATAAATATAATTTGCGCCACTTCCATTACCATCTACATGGCTGTCTCTAGCCTTAAATCCATTAGATAAAAAATCAACTCTACCGACTCCTCCACTAGAAACAGAATCAGCTGAAGAATCATTTGCAAATAATCTAGTCTCTGCAACATTAGAAGTATCTCTTTTGTTATCAAGAATTGTCCAGTTTGTACTAGAACCATCTGATCTTTTCACCATTAGCCAACTTACTGAAAAACCTGTAAAAACAAACGTACCATCATCATTTCCGTTTCCAGTATATTTTCCAAACTTGCTATATCCTGCCACTTCACTAAAACAATAAGCTACATATGTCGAACTTGAATTGTAATTTACCATTGCTTCATCACCAACAGTAAAAACAGAAGAAGTTGGTTCTGTATCATACCAAACATCTCC